CCGTACTGCTTTAAGCTTAGGAAGGCTTAAGCGGGAAAACAATGTAATGTTGTGTGGCAAATTGCAGACGTCATAGGTACATCTACCAATATGATATTTGTAATTCGTACTACTGACTCATCAACCTGTTTTATAAGGTGTTGCAGTGTGTAGATTACAGACCATACTGACCAAACATTGTCAGTTAACCCTCGCCGTGACCAGTGCCTGATGGAGAGCGAATCATCCATCTTCACCGGGCCCTCACGACTCCAATGCTGCGAGACTTTGCCCTTGTATAAAGTTCACAAGAGCGTCGTAGGACGCATTGGCGGAAGCAGTTTCTTTCCGATATTTTTGTAACTCCCAAAATGGTAGTACAGTTTCAGGATCAGGATAAAAATATCCTCCTGTCCCTACTAGTTGATATTCTTTCAGAAATGTTAACCAATCCCTCTGAATTCTAAGATAAGGATGTCTTTGTGCATCTTTAGAATCAGATAGATACTTATCATAGTCAGTTACTTCTTCAGTAATTGCTTGAAGGTACTTGGGTAAAGTATCTGTAGGATCATACTCATGACCAACACTAGGAACGTATTCGCCAAGCTTATCGAAATCGATGGTAGAAAATCTATCATCAAGGTCTTTAATCTTAGCATACTCCGGGGGTCGATAGTTAGTCTTATTAGCTTTTCTTATTTTATTTCCATAAAGATCAGAAAAATATTTAGTTCCGAATGTTTTCGTTTTCTCGAAACATGGTCTATATTTTCCCTGCATAACTCCATTTGCATATTGTTCAGCAGCAGGAGAAACGGTTCCGAAAGGCAACCCCAAACCTCCGAGAGATTGTGGTAATCGCCATGATCTTTTAGTTCTTTTCAATAGATCTAAATTATAAAATAAGAAGAGTTCATTAATTAAGTCTTCACGCTCAAGTCCAACAGCGTAACGTTGGACATCTTTTAACTGGTCACCTTTGGCCATTAGATATTCATCGAGTTTCTTTGGTGTTAAATCTCTATCGTCGAATCGTACTCGACCTTGTCCTTGGATAAGGCCTGGGTTAACTCTAGGTACGAGTTTAGCTCCTCGATATTGGGTAATAATAAAAGGTGTTGAGTTGATTAAAACCATCTCATCACTAATAAAGTTCTTCCCTATACTCGGAGACATCCCTGAATATCTTGCTACTTTACTCCAGATGCCATAGAAGTCTTTAAGGTACTTATATTTTACACGTACGGACAA